TTAATTCCACGGCATCTCGCCAAGGTCTTTCTCGCTGTAATTCTTACTGAGATAGAGCTTGTCTTTCTGCTTCCGGCTCAGCGGCAGCTTGTTGATCGCCTCGACGACCTTTTCTTTCTTGCTTCCGCTGACGGGATTGCCGTTCTCGTCCTTGTCGGCTTCCAGATCGGCCGTCGCGTCGTTGAAGTCTCTGATGGTCTCGTATGCTTTCTTGCGGCTCATGCCGCTGTCGACGAGCTCCTGGTAGAGCGTCGTCTGCGATACACTCAGCGCATTTCCGCCCGCTGCCCAATATGCACGCGATTCGTTCAGCGAATTCTTTCCGAAGAGCCCAGCGCGCAGCGCCTCGAACGGATCTTCCAGCAGCGGCTCCACCGGATATTGCAGCCTCTTGCTGTCGCCAAAGCCCTGATACGACCCGCCGCGAATCACAGCATCGCCGCCTTGCAGCATCTTTTCGGCTTGGCGGCCGCCCGGAAGCGTGTCGCCCGCGAGGCCCACGAGCTGCTTCGCGACCTCTGCCCAAAATTCGCCCGCACTATCTGCGTTCTTGAGTGCGTCTTTCGTCTTCCCTGCTGCGCCAACGATGTCGGGCATCGGCAACGTCTGGTCGCCCCATCCCATCAGGCCCGCCACGTTGCGCACATACGGTACATCGTTGCTGATGTTGTATAGCGTATCTTCCGCCGCCGACCAGCCGTCAAACTCGTCGTTCATGTCGTTTGGATCGGTGTCGAAAAGGCGCTCGCCGAAGATGTTTTCGGTCACATCGTCGGTGATCATCTTGAGCATGTCGCTCGATGTCAGCCCATTGCCGGATGCGACGGCGTTCAACCCCATGCCGATGACGTCAAATGGCGCAGGCGTTCCGCCGTAGGCATCCTCGTCCAACCGGTTGAGCAGGAATGCGAGCAGCATATAGGCAATGGCGTCGCTTGCGAGCTTTTTAATGGCCTTATCCTTGCCGATTTTCGCGGCCATTTCCTTGAAGCCGGGGCCGAGCCGGTCCTGCGTGATGTGCTCGATGGTGTTCGCTGCCTCGACCTGGAACATGTTCAGCATTTGTGCGATAAGGTTTTTCGACTGGAACGTCAGCGGCGCCGAGCCTTTCGAGCGCGTGCCCATGATATCACGCGCCCAGCGGTCCGCCGCTTTCATCGCCTCTTTCGGGTTCTTGCCGGCGTCTAACTCCATGCGGTATTTGCCGCGCACAGCGATTGTGCTGACGAGAGTATCGACCTTTTCCAGCGGGCTGAATAGCTTTTCTATCGCTTTTTCACCCTTGGTGCTCTGGATATAGTCAATGCCGCTCTTCTCCGTCAGGAAGTCGCTCTCCCCGCGAAACGCGCTCATGCCGGTCGTCTTCCCGTTCAGGATATCGCCCACGGCGCGCCATGTGTACTTCTGTCCGAGTTCGGTTGCGATCATCGGCAGCTGCGCCGTCTGGTTCAGCGCCGACGAGAGGTTCCCCGCCACGTTCGCGCGGGCGAACATGCGGTTGAGCTTCTTCGCGCCGTTCAGCGCCTCGCGCCCGACCTCGCGCTCCATTGCGCGGTCCTCGAAAAGCTGCTTACCTGCCAGCTTATTCGCGTAATCATCCATCCATGAAACAAGGTCGCTGAATTCGGTCGCGTCCTCAATGCTGCGGTACTTCTCGTCCGTATACTGTTCCATCAGGTTTGTCAGGTCCTCATAGCTCAGGAAGGTATCACCCGTGATCTTCTTTTTATCGCGCAAGTATTCTTCCTTCACATCCGCCGGAGCGTAACGCATGGCCTCCATTTGGTCGATGTCCGCCTTCATCTCTTCCGGTGCGAATGTCGACCTCAGGTAGTTTGCCATCTGACGCACGCGCATGATGTCGTCCGTGTGGTAGAGCACGTCGCTCGCATAATCCACGTATGTCTCGAAGCCCTTGACGATATCGTAGTCCGTCTCATTGCCTCTGCGGTGCTGGAAGAACGGATTGTACCGCTTGTTCGGCTTGAAGGATTTCGTCAGACCTGCGATGCTCGTCGGCAGTTTGCCCACGCCGGAGCCGAGGTCGACGCCGATCGCCTTGAGCGCGCTTTCGAGCTTGTCGTTCGTTTCCTTTGCTTGGAAATGCGGCGCGTAGCCCTTGATAAAGCCGATGGGCTCGTATCCGTGCGCTACAAGGAAGTCGTTGATCGCGGCGTAGAGCTTGTCATAGAGTTCGGTGTACTTCTCGATCGCGTTCTCAACCTTCGTGCGGTCGACGTTCTTTGCCGCCGCGTAGTCATCCTGCGTTTGCAGCCAGTCGGCATACTGCCGCGCCAGATCGCGCGAACCTTTGTCGAGGCTGAATTCCCGCGCGGCGTCTTTCATCTCTGCGCCATTTTTCAGGTTTTCCGCTGCCGCTCTGATGCTTTCCGCCGCGCCGGACTTTTCAACCAGCTCCTCGACGGTTCGTCCCTCTTTCAATCTCTGCGCAAAGGCGCTCTCGTCCTTGTTCAGTGCGCTTTTCTTGCCGTCCGCGCCTTCAAAGGTTCGGACCTCGTCAAACATGCGGTTGATGAAGCGCTTGCGCTCCTGCTCGTTCTCGTAGACCGGCTCGAAAACAGCCTCGTTGATCTGCCGGCCCTGCTTCCAGCCGAAGAGCGCGCGCATAATACGCTGCGGCGTGCGATGATAAAGCACAAGTCCTTTACTTGGGTCGAAGAGTTTGTTCAGGCCCTTTCGGTTAATCTCCGGCGCTTCTGTGCCGATGAGCTCGCGCGCCTGCTCGCGCAGCGCGTCATTGATCTCGATGCGCTGCTGCTGCAAGAGCCCCGTCTTCGTCGCCTTCTGCGCCGTATAATAGTCCACGAGCTCAAGCACGCGCGATTTCTTCACGCTACGTGGGATATCGGACATCGAGCGCTCGCCGTTTGCGATGTCGCGCGCGATGGTCTTTTCCTGCCGCGTCGCGCCCAAGCGCTGCTCGGCGCGCTTCGTTGCGTTCTGGATGCTCTTTGCCGCCTTGTCATTGGCGATAAGCTGTTCTGCATTATGGTAAATGCCTGCGCTGTTCGCAATCTTCACGCCCAACTCGTCGAGCGCTTTTGTGCCCTTGAATTCGTCACGGCTCTTGACGCGCAGCCGCTCAGCCCGATCCGCCGCGCGCTGCTTGTCCAGCGCATCGAGATAGGCATCGTAGCTGTCGAAGCCGGATGGCTTGATGTTGTTCGTTGCCGCCGTCCGTGCGCGTTCGAGCTTTGTCTTCCACTCCGCAGGGATTGATCTATAATCTCCACGTTTACCGTCTTGCTCCGCCTTTTCATAGGATTGTTCCTGCTGTTCGGTCGGCTCGCCGCCTTCATCCTCCGCCGAGAAACGCACGTTCTTGATGCTGTTGATCTTATCAAGGCGGTCTGCGTCGTCTCCCGCGCGGTACTCCACGACGTTCATGCCCGCTTCGCGCATCTCGCTCAAGAGGTCGCCCGGCGCATCATCCGGCGCGACAACAGCAAGCGCTTCATCAAAGCCGACGACGCGCTGCGGCTTGGCCTCGAAGTAGCCGACCGGGATCTTCGCGGCAATGTCGAATAGCCGCATGATCGACCTCGCATTCCCGTCTTTGATGGCATAGCCGTCCTTTGCAAACGACCGCTTGATCGCCGCCGGAGAATGCTCACCCTTTGCAGCTTCCGCAAGCACATCTTCCAGGATGTGCCGCTCCTCGTACTCGCTGTCGCTGTGTGCCTTTGTGCTTCGCAGCAGATCGTCCACGACGCGGTCGATCTCGATGTCGAGGTCGCGCAGCCGCTTTTCATGTACGTCGTCGCTCTCTGCGCGCAGTCTCTCTTCGTCCGCGTGGATCGCATCGACGCTGTCATACTGCGGTGCCGACGTTGCGGTGAGCGTCCCGCCGGTCAGACCCCACATGCCCTCGCCGCGGTCACTCGCATTGTTCATCGCGCGCACAATATTTTCCGCCGTATAGTCCCAGTGCGTCTCCTTGAACGGCTTTCTTCCGTTTTCCGTGTACGGGTCTTTTCCGTTGTAGATACCCGGCTTCCCGAGCATCCCGTCCAGCCGCGGTCTCACCCACTGCTGCACGGTCTTTTCTGCGTCGCCCCAGCTTCCGCTTGGCGCGATCATGCTGTACATCTTCGCCGACGTGGCCTCTTTGTCGACCTCGTCGCCGCTCGTACCGTTCTGCTCGATATACGCCTCGGCGTTTCGGATAAATTTTTCAATGCGCCAGTCTTCCAGCCTGTTTTTCTGCACGGCGATGAGCTTGTCCCGGTTCTCCGCTCTCCGCTCAAGCAGCCGCGCGTTCCGCTTTGCCCAGTCGTCCACGATGACCTCGCGCGCAGCGTTCAGTGCGCTTTCGTCGAGCCTGCCGCCCGTCTCCATCTCCACGCAAAGCCGTGCCACTTCCTGCATGCCCACGCGGTCGATATACTGGCGCAACACGTCGTTGCCCAGGCTGTCGAACTTCTTTTCCTTGTAGACGGGTTCGAGCGATTCGCCCTTGCTCTGTAAGTATGCAGCCTGCACGGCCGGGTATTTCGCGAGGCGCTCGGCGATGTCATCAAGGCTCAATTCGGTCACTTCGTTCACGCCCGCCGCTCCGATAACGCTGCTATTTTGGAACGCGCCGTCCGCGAACTCGCTCGACAGTCTGTCGATCTCGCGCTCGAGCGCTCTCGCCTTGCTCTGGTCGACCTCGTATTCCACGCGCGCGTTGCTGCGCGTCGGCGTCCAGGCGTCCCCTCCGTAGACCTTGTTCTTGCTGCTTTTCTGCGGGTCGATGGTCTCGCGCGGGAAGACGGCAGAATACTCGCCGTAGTTGGTGTGCCCGTCCTTTGCCTTGACGATGGCGATAGATGGCGCGGGCCATGCGCCGATGTCCAGCGTGCGGCGCAGCTTCTCCTCGGTCATGTTGTGCATGGCGACGAGCGTCTTCGTCTCCTCGACCGGCTCATCCAGCGAAAAGCGCGTCTTCGGCTTGACGTTCCCGCCGTTTTCAGATACACTTTCCGCAGAAGAGGCGGCACCGCCGGTATCGACGTCCTTTGCGGACGATTCTCCGGTCTTGAACGGTTCCGTCTCTTCGCCCATGATCTGCCTGCGAATCTCGTCGCCCAGCGTCGGCGACTTGACATTTTCGCTTTCATCTGCTATTCTCTTTTCGGAGAAATTGCGTGATGTTGAGCGAGCCCCTCCGGTAACGGCTGAGGGCACGACGCCGCCGGTAATTTCTCCGGCTTTTGCCTCGGATTGAGTATCGCCCGCCGTCGGCTCCTGATAACGGGAGCGCTGGCTATCGCCAGCAGCGGTATGCTCGCCGGGGCTTTTTGCTTTATCGACCAGCCGAATGTTATTGATGTCGTACAAGATCTTGCGGTCCCGTCCATCTGCAATGTTCAGCGTTGCCTCGTAAATATTTCCGGATCGGTCTTGCAGATATGTCTTTCTGTATTCCCATCCGTTTTCATCCATCCACTGATGATTATGTTCATCGGTGGAATTTTCATATCTGGACGTCGTTAGCGCTTCATCCAGGTGGACGACTGCAAGGCTGCGGATATTGTCTCCCGTGCTTCTCGCCAGCTTGTCGATAACCTTGCGGCTGTTTTTCGCGCCGTCTTTCTGCACGCGGTCGTTTGTGCGGGCAAGATAGATCGTTTCTGGCTTTCCGGCTGCATCGTATGCCGTCAGCTCCATTCCTGCCATATTGTTATAGACGTATCGGCCGAGCGTCTTGCCCCAGTCTCTCGGGCGGATTCCATCGAAGAGGTTAGTGTCGAGCATGACGCCCTTGCCGTATGTACCGTTTTCCCCTTCGACCTCTTCGAGCACGCTGAACTTCTCCGGCGGCCCTGTCCTGCGTTCCGTCGCCGCCGCGCTCTCACGGCTCTGCTCTGCCGCGCTCGACGGATTATCAATCTGTAAGGTGCTTCCGCTTTCCAACTCGTTCTGCGACAGTGCGTCTTCTGCCTCTCGGTTGAATCGGCTCGCCTTTTCGTCATACTGGTCGATCTCGGCATAGGCGTCGCCCATGATCTCTTCCCATACGTATAGCTCGATATCGCTCTCGCTCATTCCAGCGTAGTTGTCGGTCAGCGCTGCGTAGCGCTCGAAGTAAGCGTCGTACACCTTGCCCCACTCTTCGCTGCTATACCGGCTCTGAACGTCGCGCATAAACGTCCTGACGTTCTCGCGCCTTGCCACTTCGGCCAGATAATGCGCTGTTTCATGCTCGATCGTCTCGCTCACGCTGCGCTGCACTGAACCGGCATTGACGAAAATCTCGCCCGTGTCGGCGTTGAACGCGCCGAAAATTCTGCCGGTTTTCCCGTCCTTTTCAACCTTGATGACGCCCAGCAGCGCCGTCACTTTTTTCACGCCCTTGGACTTTGCCCAGTCCGCCGCGCCGATAAGCTCCTGGTCCCAGTCCGCCTCGTCAAAGATGGTGACGGTGTTATCGCCGCTTGCGCCGTTCGGCACGTTGGCCTCCCGCGGGCTGATGAATTGTGAGATACCGGATGCCGCAAGCCGCTGTTGTACCGTTAGCGCGTTTCCGTCTTCTCCGCCGACGTTCCGTACTTCTCGAGGAATGCGCTCAGATTCTCTTCCGTTACCCCGGCGCTCTCCCCGTTCGGCAGCTCCATCAGATAGTGCACGCGCTGCGTTGGCCTCGCCTGGTGTGCCTCTTTCGGCAGCGTCGGCAAGCTCAGCCCCCGCGGCATCGTTCCGTGTTTCTTGTCCTGCATTGTCAATTCCTCCGTTCCGCCCCTCCGGCATGTCGTAGATCGGGAGCTCTTCGTGTGTCCGCTCGCTCATGTCTGCGCCGGGGATGGCTTTCTTTGCTGCAATGTATTCTTCGTTCGGTGCAATGTGCTGCCCGTGGATATCCGTATAGCCGTTTGTCAGCATGTCGTCCAGCAGCAGCTCCACGCGCTTCGCCGCCGCGAAGTTTTCTTGCCCGTGGTTGTGGATGATCGCACTCAGCGAGCGGTCGATGTCATCGTAGCGCACGCCCTCGTCATCCAGCAGCCGTGCGATGCGCTCGCTCACGCCGCGCTTGGTGCGGATGTATTCGTCGTCGCCCGCCTCGCGGCTCGTCCGGCGGATGAGCTCGCCGCCCTTTTGGGCAAAGCTCATTTCCTCCTGCAAGACCGCCGCCGCGTCCGCGTAATAGCTGTGCAGCTCGGGGTGGTCGAACTGGAAGGCGTTCACGCTCCGCTCGCCCACGCTCGCGCTGTCGCGCCGGTCGATGTGCTGATCCTCATTCACGCGATAGATATTGTGCTCTGCATCCACGGCCAGCGTGCCGTCGTTGATCTTCTGAGATACCTGCTGCACGTTCTCCTGCGTCGTGTACTTGTCGAGCGCGACGCGCTTGCCCGCGTCCAGCGCGTCCGCTTTGCCCTCTGCCGCGCCCTGTGCGGCGTTCGGCTGTGCGGGCGTCAAATTACCCCCACCCGTGCCCTGCGCGCTCTCAGGCGTCACCGCAGGCTGTGCGGGCGTGGTGTTCTGCTGCTGCACCGGCTGCTGTGCTGTCGGCGCGGTCTCTTCCGGCGTCATCGCTTCCGCCGACGGCGTGGCCTCTTTCGTCTCCGCCGCGGCGCGCTCGGTCTCGATTTGCGCGTTTCTTCGCTGAACGCCCTCTACGCCGCTGCCCAGCAAGCCGAGCGCACCGCCGACGAGGAAGTCGTTCAGGATCTCCGCCGCGTCAAGCTCGCTGAGGTATTCTCCGAGGTTTTCGTGCCGCTTCTTGGTGTAGATCGTCTGCAAGGCTGGCTGCACGATGTCCTCAATAACTTCCTCGCCGCCCTCGGATAGGAACGACAGGGCGAGCCGTCCCGCCGCGTTCCCGTTCATCTTGGCGATTGCACCGTCGATTGCCTTGTCGAGGAAACCGCCGCCGAACGCTTTCTTGAACGGCGCTGCGACGTTGCTGATCTTCTCCGTCGCGATACTCACCGCGCCGCTCGCCGTGCCGTACAGCAGCGCCCGGTTCTGTGCGTCCAGCTGTTCCGCCGCGCTCATGCCGGGCTTGTCCGCCGCCTCCGCCGCCTCCTGCGAGTTTCCGCCGAATACGCGCAGGAACATCGGGCCGAGCGCGCTGCCGCCGCCGAGCGCCGCGTCGGCGACCATCTGCGCGCCTGCCGCGCCGACGTTATTGAGGTACTTGCCGACCGGCGTGAGCCCTTCGTTCGCCTTTTCCATGTTGTCGGATGCGGTCTTGCGCAACTTCTGATAGGTGCCTTGCAACGTCTCCTGTGCACCCTTCGTCGCGTCCTGATAGTTTTTCACCCGCTCGCCCGCGGCCTTGCTGTTGATCTCGATGAGGCGCTTGTTGCGGTCGATAAGTGTCTGCCACTGCTGGCGCTCCTCCTCGGTCTTCGCCGCCTTGAGCTTTTCGGTATAGGCGGCGATGTTCTTTTTTGAGGCTTCGATCTCTCCGCGTTCCTGGCTCGCTGCGTAGTTCAGGCCACTCGGCGCACGCAGCAGCGTGTCCGCCGCGCCGACCATATCCGCCGCATAGCCCGCCGCCGCGCTCTTGATGATCGGCGTAATGCTCTTTTTTGTCTTGTCACCGGTGATCTCGCGCACCTCCTGCGCGTGTGTGCGATTGTAGCTCTTGCGGCCGCGCTCTTTGTTTTTCTGATCCGCCGCCGCGCGTTTCATCATCGCTTCGTCCAGTGCTTTTTGATAAACGCTCTGCGCTGTCGGCGTCTTCGCCGTATTCGCCGCAGGGGATGTGCGCTGCACATCCCCTGTTTTTACAAGCCGACCGTGCGCGCCGGTGCCGACCACCGTGCGCTTTTCTTCCTGCTGCTCCTGTGCCGCAGGCGTTGTCTTAACAAGTCGTCCCATTTAGCCCTCCTCGTAGGAATAACCATACTGCTTGAGCAATTTCTGCATTTCTGCTTTCTGCTCGCTCGTCATCATCGGCCAGGTCTTGTCGAGCGTCGAAAGGATTCGCTCGCCCTCGCCGTTCTTGAGCGACGTGTTGAAGCCAGACAGTAGCGCAATGAACGGCCCCTGTGCCATCGTCTTACTGCTGTTCGACACGCCGCCGTTTTCCAGCCACGTCTCATAGTCCGAATACAGCCCGCTCGACGAGGTGAAGCCGAATTTCTGATAGTTTGCCTTCTGCGCGAGCCAGCTCTTGGGATTGCCGCTCTTTTTCGCTGCCTCGAAAAGGCCCTGATAGTCGAGCCCGCTTTCGTTGCCGTCGGTCGTATTTCCGCCGCTCGTCCCGCCGGACCGTCTCGTGGTCCCGCCGCTTCTGCCGCTCGTCTTCGCGGCAGCCTGCGCCGCCTGCTGCTTGTAGTAGTTCTCGAGCGCCTTGACGTACTCGCTCTCGTACCCGCTCTTGCCAATGAGCCCCGCGCTCGGCGAAACGCCTACTTGCAGCATCGCGTCGACCTGCGACCGGCTGAGCTCCTGGTCCTGCTGCTGCTTTTCCTTGATCGCATCCAGCACACCGAGATAGCGGTTGTACTCCGTGCTGTCCTGCCCCTGCAAATTGCCGAGGTAGTCCTGCAAGCGGTTATACTCGCCGAGATAGTTGTTGTACTCGAAATTGCGGTCCGTGTTGAACTGCCCCAGCTGGTCGAGATACTTCGCGTAGTCCAGCTGCTCCTGGTTGTTCACCGCCTCAAGGTCGCTGAGCTTCATCTGGTAGTCCTTGAGATACCGCTCATACGCCTGCTGGTAGAGCGTCGGGATTACGTCGGAGAGCTTCGTCGCGTAGTAGTCGCCCGCCTGCGTCGCTGCGTTCACGGCGTAAGAGCTCGGCCGCCCGCCGCTCGCGGCGCTTGCCTGTGCCAGCGCGTTTGCCGTCGCGCGCTCCCCCTCGCGCAGATACGTCTTTTTATAGCTGCCGTACTGCGGATCGGTCTCCTTGCTCCACGAGAACGGATCGCGATTGAGCGCCGCGTCCAAAAGCTCCTGCTGCTTCTGCTGGTAGCGGTTCTCGTAGGTCGGCGCGTCCTTGTAGCTGAACGAGCCGAACGAGCCGATCTTGTCGAGCGTCTCGTCGATCTTCGGCGCGTACTTGCCGTCGCTCACGTACTGGCTGCCATCCGCGCCGGCAGTGTAATTGCCGTAGCTGCTGCGCAGCTGGTTTGCCTTGGCGTTGATAAGCGCGCGCTGCTCCGCCGTCGTCGCGCCCGCGTACTGCTTCTTGAGGTCGAGCACGCTCATGCCGAACTCAGGGTACTTTTTCGCAAGGTCGAGATCGTACTGCGAAAAATTCACATTGCTGCCGCTCGCCGCCTTTTGAAAGTCATCGTATGTATACGCCATTTTCTTCTCCTCTCTGCTTGAATTTTTACTGAGGGCCTCTGGTGGACTTCAATTCGCTGCCCGCGTAGTATTCGCGCGTCATCGAATAGACGCGGCACTCGCCCTTGCCTTCGATGCGGATGCGGTAGTGGTCTGCACGCCGCGGCACGATGGGCAGGTAATAGCTGCGCTTTCGCTCCGGTTTCAGCGTTTGCCCGGCCTGCACCCACTTCCCGTCGGAATCAAACTGCATCAGCACCTTTGCTTCGGCCCCCGCCGCGACCTCGATGCGCACCCACAGCTTGGCGATGCTCTTCTTCACGCCGTCGTAGCTCGTACTTTGACTCGAGCCCTTTTCCGTGAAGTCGCCCGTCTCGGCGAACCACGTGAAGTCATCCTCGTCCGCGCAGCCTTCCGGCGCGTCGAGGATGTTGCCCGTCAGCGCGATCTCGCCCTCCGCCGTCAGGAAATAGGTGTTCCCATGATAGCGGCAGAAGTGCGTCGCGTGCGTCTTGTCCTCGATGTGCCACATGCCCTTGCGCGTGTCGTAGACGTAGAGCTTCCAGTCCCCCGCCTCGTCCTGCGCGCTCAGATAATACTTTAGGCCATCGCTCCCCGCGCGCCCGCCGCGCAGCCTCGTCATGCCGAAGGCGTCGTGCAGGCTTTGCGGGATGCCGCCCGAGTAGATCATCACGCCCGAGGACGAGAGGTACAGCAGCCGCTCGCCCGCGATGGCGAGGCTCCCGCCGCTGCCCTTGGCAACGCCCAGCGTCGCCGAGCCCATCACCTCAAAATTGGACGGGATGCTGCCGTACACCTTGTAGATGTGGTCCTCCTTGAAGAACACCGGATAGCCGAGGAAGCTCACACACCCCGTGAAGTCGCCCGCGCTGCCCGTGTCCACGGCGTAGCTGTCGGTCTCAAGGCCCTCGAACACGTTCCAGTTGAATGGATCGCCGAGCTTGCTCGCGTAGATCGTGCGCCCGTCGCAGCCCCACAGCCGGTTTTCGTTCTCACACAGGTATTCTAAGTCCGGCACCGTGCGTCGAACCGTCAAGTTTCCGCTCTCGGTGTATTCCGTCGTCCCCTCGCTGCCGTCCAGCTTGAAGACGTTTTCATAGAAATACATCTTGTCGCCGTCGATCTCGCGGATCACCGGCGTTTTGTTGTTCTCCGCGTGCTTCGTGCAGCCGGAGATCGTCACCGCGTCGCCGGGCTTAAAGTAGTTCGCCCACCTGACATTCGCGCAGCGGATCGTGTTTGCCTCCGCCGCCTCTTCATAGAGCTTCCCATTCGTAAACGTCAGGCTATTGCCGCTCCACGCGCTTTCAAGGCTGCCGAACTCGCCGGAAACGGTGTTGTAGTACTTCTTGTCCGGCAGAATGATGATATAGGCGCCGATGGCGGCAAATCGCTTCTCGCCCGCCGTCACGTTGCCTTTTTTCACGCCGCCGTAGTAGAAGGCCGTGCCCTCCACCCACGCGAGCGCATCCCACGCGAAAAGCCCGCCCGGATTGACAAGATTCTTGTAAATTTTGCGCTTTGCGCGCGTCGAAAGCACAGGATAATAGTCGCTCGTCAGGTTTTGCATGTCCCACAGCCCGCCGTCCCCTGCACCCAGGTTGTGGTCAAGGCCGTAGAATTGCAGCTGCCCGCGCTTGCCGATGCCGTCGGCATACGGGACCTCCGGCAGCTTCATTTGGCCTCACCGGCCTTTTTCGGCTCTGCCGCCTGCTTGTCCTGCGCGTTGCCCTGCGCCGGCTCTTCTGCCGCATCGCAGATCATCGCAATATTGCGAAGCGACTGCCGCACCGCCGCCACCACGTCCACCGCGTCGCCGCTGACGTTCAGTCTGCTGATGAACTTCATCGCCAGCGCCGCTTCCTGCTTGATCTTTTCGTTCATGCTGATTCCTCCAATCGTTTCAGCCGTTCTTCCTGCTCGCGCACCTTCGCCCACAGGACAGGGATAAACTCGCTGTACCGCAGAAAATAGGTCTCGCTGCCGTCCTTGCGCTTGGCCGCCGCCCAGCCCGCGAACTCCTGCGACGTGATCCCGCATTTCTGCATTGCCGCTTCTACTTCCTGCGCGATGAAGCCTGTGTGGAAGCGCCCGCTCGTGCCGCTGTTCAGCTTGTAGCGCTTCGGCTCGACGAGCTCAAGCATGCGCACGTACTTCTCCGGCAGTGCCTCGATGCTGTTCTTGATGTTCCTGTCCGAGCCGTTGAGTGTGTCCGTGCTGCAATAGATCGCGTCCCAGACGAAATTCCGGCTGCCGAGGCTGTAGGTCGCGTCCGCGTTTGGAATGACATCGCCCTTGATCTGCACCTCGTTGGAATTGCCGTCCACCTCGATAGAGGCGTAGTACGACCTTGTGCTCCGATCCCATACCGAGCCGATGAACACGCTGCCCTCGTCGCCGCCGATCTCGATGGCGTCCGAGTCCAGCTCGATCTTCGTTTCCGCCGAGCTTGCGTAGGTTGAATAGATGTAACCGCATCTGTTCCCCTCATCGTCCAGAATTCTGATTGAACTGCCTTGCAGGCGTTCCGCCGTCAGCGTGCCGTACACATTCACCGCGTCCACGTAGAGGTCGATTGATCCCGTGCTCGCAATCTGTGCGCCGTTGTATTCGAGTTTGAAGACCGTTCCGCTCTCGCCGCTCGTTGCGGCCAGTGTGAACCCCTCGGCACTCTGGTCAAAGATGCTCTGCGCCTGCGTCGCGTCGATCTTGTTGCTCACCGTCGCGCGGATGCCGTTCACGTCCGCCGTCAGGTTCGTCACGCTGCCGTTCAGGTTCGAAACGCTCGCCTGCAAGCCCTTTGCCGTCGCTTGCAGCTGCGTGATGTTCCCTTCGGCGTCGCCGATGCGCGCGGCAAGGCCGTCTGCCGTTACGCCCAGCTGCGTGATGCTGCCCTCGGCGCTGCTGATCCGCGCGGCAAGGCCGTCTGCCGTCACGCCCAGTTGCGTGATGCTGCCTTCGGCGTTTTTGATCTCCGCGTAGATCGGCTGCGTGATCGTCTTGACGAAGCCCTCGGCCGCCGCCTTGTTCATGTTGGAAAGGTCTAAGTTGTGCAGCGTGTAGCGCAGCTGCTCGACGAGCATGAAGAGGTAGTCCTGCATCGTCTCGATCTTGTCGCTCGCGCTCTCCTTCTGCGTGAACGACGGAAAATTCGTGTCGATGTATAGCCAGTTGGAAGGCATTGCTCCTCCCCTCCTTTCTCACCAGGCGGGAGAGCTGCACGCCCTCCCGCCCCGTGCGTCACTTCATTGTCGCGAGCTTCCGGACAAGGTCGTCGCCGTACTGATACGCCGAGAGGTAATCCATCGTGCCGTCCGTCAGCCCCGCGCGCTTTTGCAGCTGCGCGCGGTAATCGGGCACCGTTAGCTTGCCGTGGAATTCCTTTTCCCACTTGCCTGCATTCTCCCTTCCGGACCAGTACGCCGGGCACAGCTTGCCCGTCACGTCAAAGTGGCGGATCACGTTGCTATTCGGAATGTTGTACTTCTTCATCAGCTCACGCGTCAGCGCAAGCGCACGCTCCACGGCACGCGCGCCCGGCGCGTATACGCCGTTCTTCTTCTCATCGCACAGCTCAATGCTGATGCTGTTGGCGTTCTTGCACTTGCCGTACATCGTCCCGCCGCCGGTCTGCGGACAGGACGGGTACTTCTTCCCGCCGACCGCCCACGCAACGCGCAGATCGTCCACGCTCTGGATGACTTCCTTCGCGTCCACGAAGTAGTGCGCGCTCGTCTTCACCACGTTCGATGCGTAGTATTTGGCGTTGTTCATCGCCGTGTCGCCGTCATTGCCGGTGTAGTGGATCACGATGTAGCGGATGCCGCTCGCCGTGCGCGTGCCGCCGACGTTCCCCGCGTTCGCGGGATATTTGCGGATATTCATGCGCTTATTCTCCCTTCGCGCTGCCCGCCGCGTTCTGCGTGCCGAAGTAGAACGCGATCACCATGAGGTACACGGTGTTAAACTCCTGCGTGACCTTCGACTGTACTGTTAGCGCGCAGAAGGTCGCCGTCAGAGCAATCGTCACAAGGCTCTTCACGCTGAGAAGGTTCGTAATTCTTTTGTTCAGTAATTCATTCATAAAACCGTATCGTCCTTTCTGAAAATCTTGATGCCCGCCACCACGACGAGCTCCGTCGTCCATGCCTTAAACCAGCGTTCCGTCAGCACGTCGGGCGGCGGAACACCGAGCGCCGTCATGATAAGCGATGCCACGGTGTACCACGTCAGGCTGAAAATGGCGATGGATATATACTTGTCCCGCTTTTTCATCTTGTCCCAGCGGGCTTTCAGCGCTTTCATGCCGCCACCCCGTTATCGAGGATGGAGTGAATTCCCCGCTCGGCCAAAAATTCTTTTTGCTTGTGCTTCACTTCGGCGGCGTAGTCCAGTGCGGCGTGCATGTCCCCGTTACAGTGCGCGTCCGGAATACGCTGCATCGCCTTCGCCGTCGCCTCGCCCAGCGCAATGGCAGCCCAGCTGCCCTCGATGAGCTTGAGCATCAGCTGCTCCTGCATCTTCTGCTGCTCAGCGGCTTTCTCGCGCTCCTTCTTGTCGCGCCGACGGTCGCGGGCGGCGATGGCCTCGATGAGCGCCACCACCACCGCCGCTGCGGCGGAAATCAACGCCGCCGTCATGCGCTCACCGCCTTAAAATAATTCCCCACCAGCTCATGCGGCAGATACTGCAAGACGATCTTCCCGCCCGCGGCCTCGCCCGTGCGCTCGCACAGGTATAGCTTAGTGTCTTCGGGGTCTTTGTAATAAAGACCATAGGTGTACTCCATACCACGAGCGGCCGGAATCGGGTCATCTTGCGTGCCCGCGTGGTCGACGTTGATGATCGTCCACATGGCAGGGGTGGAGTGCGGCGGCCAGTTCTCTTGCGTGGTGTGGCCCTGACCTTTGTTGACGCGGTAGACGTGCAGCACGCCGCTTTCGTCCATATCGCTGCGGCGGTCGCCGGGCTTGACGGTCTCGCCGATATGATCTGCCCAGCGTGGGAACAGCTCGGGCGACTTCGCCGCCTCGCCGTCAGAGAGCGACGCGCTGGCCTGCTCGATCATCGGTCGCAGCTCTGCGGCGCGCGCCACGGTCACGACCTCGCCTGTGAGGGCGATCACCGCGCCGACGGCGTTCTCGGTCTCCGTAGGCTTTCCCATCTTGATAGACACAGTGCCGTCGCGGTAGTCTACGATCTCGCCCGCGAGACTGTAGGCGCTCATGTCCTCCTCGGTCACAACCTCTTCGGTCTGACCAGTCGGATTGCCGTCATTGTCGAGCTTGTCCTTCGTCTCGCGGAAGACGATGCTCCACGGCGTACCAGAGGGCAGCAGCGCCGCCGCCTGCGCATAGGGCATGGTGAGGTGCACCGTCTGCGTCTCGCGCATATCCCAGTTGCGGTCTTTGTAGTTGTAGATGCACGTCGCAGGGTACTCCTGCCCGTTGACTTTAATAAATTCTGCCATGTTGGCCTCCTTTACACAATGGTGTTGGATTCATCCAAATAGTAGGTGGTGTTGATTTCAGGCGTGTCCGCGAACGTGCCTCCCGTATCGGTAAACATATCGTCAAGCACATACTCAGTTGTTGTTGTTCCAGTTCCGCTTTTTGGGATGCGGTACAACTTGGTATATGTTCCGGACGCCGTGGTAGATAGCTTGATGTTCGTACAGCCTTGGAACATGTAGACGTAGCAGCCATCTGCCAGCATAGTTGCAGGCAGCGACGGCACTGACGTAAGGCTTTCACAACCGTAGAACATGGAGTCGTAGCAGCTGTCTGCCAGCGTAATTGCAGGCAGCGACGGAGCTGTCGTAAGGCTCGTACAACCGTAGAACATGTAGTTGTAGCAGCCATATGCCAGCGTAGTTGCAGGCAGCGACGGAGCTGTCGTAAGGCTCGTACAACCGTAGAACATGTAGGCGTAGCAGCTGTCTGCCAGCGTAGTTGCAGGCAGCGACGGAGCTGTCGTAAGGCTTTCACAGTCCATGAACATGTAGGCGTAGCAGCTGTCTGCCATTGCGGGGTGATTCCCACTTTTTACGGACGAATAGTCTAATAGGAGATCGATACCCCCGTTGCAGTCGATTTCCGCCCCAATAATGCTCCATTTTGCGCTGTTGTCATATACCCCGGTTATTTTTCTGTTTCCCGTTCCTCTTAGATAAATGCAATGATTACTCCCGTTTTCTCCGGAAGTAATTTCACTCCCATCCCATGTTTTCCATCCACTTCCGTTGGTGTATTCTAATTTGCCATCCCAGTTTTTGGGAGCCGAAATCGAAAATGAATTTGGTGATGCGAACTGCAATGCTGTATCAAGGTCGCTCGGCCATGCTGCACGGCGTCTCATCCTCGGATAATTTACGATCATGTCCTCACCTCACGATGCAAAGTTGACCGACTGGATGGACACAAAAACCTCTACGGCTGCCGTCGGAATTTCATCGCACTGAAAGGTCAGCAAATCAGCCCCGTGGCCGACACACTGTACATAGCAAGCATTCCACGCGCTGTCATAGCTTTCGTCAACGGGGGAGCAGATCACCTTCTGCTTTGTGCCGTCGGCGAGGGTGCCGGGGACTGTAACGGTCTGCTGCTTAGTGCTGGAGCTCCAGCCTGCTACCGTCAACGTCACCTTGCGCATGGTCTCGGGGGATGCGTAGTCCGTCTCGGGTACTGCCGCCACCAGCCCGCCCGAGCCATTGCCCTTGATGAGGGAGGTGGTGACGGGGACGTTGACGGGGCCTGCGGGGCCGGTGTCGCCTTTGTCGCCCTTCGGTCCCTGTGGGCCAATCGGACCTTGCAGTCCGGTCTCGCCCTTCGGCCCCTGTGGGCCAATCGGACCTTGCAGTCCGGTCTCGCCCTTCGGCCCCTGTGGACCAATCGGACCTTGCGGTCCGGTCTCGCCCTTCGGCCCCTGCAAGCCCTGCGGCCCCTGATCGCCGGTGTCTCCCTTGTCTCCCTTGGCTCCGTCTTTGCCGGGAGCGCCGTCCGCGCCCTTCTCGCCGGGATCGCCCTTTGCGCCGGGTTCGCCTTTCGCGCCCGTGTCGCCCTTCGGGCCTTTGAGATTCACGGTCTCAGGATTCGCAAGCCCGCCGTCGTTCGTCCACGAGAGATCGCCCGCCGCGCTCATCGCAGGCGTAAACGTCACGCCGTCGCGTCCGTTTATCCCGTCCTTACCCGGCGCACCGTCTGCGCCGTCTTTCCCTGGCAGGCCGTCCGCGCCCTTTGCTCCATCCTTGCCCGGGGCACCATCCGCGCCGGCAGGGCCTTGAGGACCGGTCTCGCCGGGATCGCCTTTCGGTCCCTGCGGGCCGGTAGGCCCCGTGTCGCCTTTCGCGCCCTGCAAGGGGCCGTTGTTGACGAACTCGCCGGTAATGCCGTCGAAAATGTGGATGTCGTAGGGCGCCGCCGTGCCCACGCCGTAGGCATCGCCTGCCGCTGCGGTCGCTTTCTGCTCGGCATCCAGCGCAGCCTTCGTGCCGTAGTAGCCCAGCACCTTGAAGCCGCTGCCGGTCTCCCCCTTGGGGCCTGCGGGGCCCTGTTCGCCTCGCGGGCCGGTCTTCCCCTGCGGGCCCTGTTCGCCCTGCGGGCCGCGCGGGCCTTCGGGTCCGGTCGGTCCGGTCGCGCCGGTGTCACCTTTCTCTCCTTGGGGGCCGGTATCGCCCTTGTCGCCTTTCAGCGCGGCAAGCTGTGCCGCCGTAAAGTCGGAATAGGTAAAGGCATCGCCCTTGTCTCCCTTTGCACCCTGCGGGCCAGCGGGGCCGGTCTCGCCTTGAATGCCCTGCTCTCCCTGCGGGCCGCGGGGGCCGGTTTCACCTTTGGGGCCCTGCGGCCCCGTCGCGCCGGTTGCGCCGGTCTCCCCCTTGGGGCCCTGTGCGCCGGTTGCGCCCGTGTCTCCTTTGGGGCCGGTTGCGCCTGTGTCGCCCTTGGGGCCCTGCTCGCCGGTATCTCCCTTGGGCCCGACTTCGCCCTGTGGGCCGGTCGCGGCAACACCCGTGTCGGCAAAAGCGTTCTGCGCCGCGTCCCACTTGAACCAGTGTCCGGTTGTGCTGTCGACGTATGGCATCTTGGAAACCGCCGTCTCCGCATCCGCCGCCGCCTGCAAAACCTCGTCGACCCAGCTTTGATAAGCTGCGGGCGGCTTGGTCGTGCCGTTTGCGCTCAGCGACGGCTCGACCACCGTGCGCCACGTCCGGCTCTTGGCGATCGCGCCGCCCACGGTGTAGGTGAGCTCGGCCATGCCCTCGCCTGCCTTTGCGGTGTCGGCGTTGCTCAGCGTCCAGATCACGTCACCGTTCTCGCTCTTAAGGCTCGCAGGATATGGCGCGCTGTCACCCTCGCGCAGCGCCGTCAGCGCGAAGACGCCCTCGCCGTACAGCCGCGCCCAGCTGTCCGCAAGGCCGCGCCAGACGATCCTCTGCGCCTCGTTCTCGCCCTGATGGCCCAGCGGCAGATACGGCAGCTCGCGCACTTCGATCTCTCTCATACGATCTCGTACCCCCTCTCGTAGCCCTGCGCCGGTTCGTGCGTCCTGCCCCAGTAGCGGACAAAGTTGCCGTAGGCCTCGTTATAGAGCTGGCTTGAATCGGCGTAGCGGCTGTACTCGCCGTTCTCCGCATCGATCTTCGCCTTGAGGTACAGCACGTAAAGCTCATCGTGCGGGGCCTTCACCAGCAGCTCTTCGTCCATGCCGTCCGGATAGCCGGTCGCCATGATCTGCTCGAGCTCTTCCGGCGTCGCCAGCAGCACGTCCGCCGCGATCCTGCCTTCAAGCGCCTTGAGCCATTCGAATTTTTCCTCTTCGGGAAAGGCGTTCGGCTTCGCCGTGTCGGCGTGCTGCATCGCTTTTCTCGGCGTCATGTTCTTCTCTCCTCTCTCAATGATGGATAAAGGCGGGCGCGGGTCTTGTCCCACGCCCGCCTTGGCTATTTAGCTTAGAGCGAGTTGCCCGCCGCGATACCGCCGATGGCGGCAAAGCGCCAGTCGTTGAAGCACGCGTTGAAGCGGCTGCGGCCGCGCCAGACGTTCGCGTCGGTGTTCTCGTCGATGGTCGAGCGCGCCTCAAGCTGGATGCGGTCATTCCACACCGCGCCGCCGTAGGTCTCGTTGTACTTGCTGTCCAGCAGCACCCACGGGGAAACGCCGTTTGTGATGTAGTGGTTCAGATACGGCCACACGATGACGTTCCAGCGGCCGTACTGATAGTTGAAGGCGTTGTTCGCGCTCACGGGGTCCTTGTCCGCGCCGATGGCCGCGAATACCGCCTTCTTGAGGTCGGCGTTCTCGGGGATGAGGATCGTGTCGGGGGCCACGTCAAGGATCTCGTCGTTGTCGCCGCGGAACAGGTGCATCTTGGTCTCGAGCTTGCCCAGCGTGTCCACGCTGAACGCATCCTTGAAGCAGTTGCACTGCTTGTCGCCGCTCACCTTGGGCACGTGCTCCTTGGCGAACAGGTTGCTGCCGTCCGCGCCCGTCAGGTCGAACTTGACGCCCTTAAAGGTCACGCTGCCGTTGCCCATCATGGCCGCGCCGTACAGCGCCGCGCCGAAGAGCTCGCGCGTGCGCTTGTAAGAGGTCATAAAGGCCGCAGGCTGCTTGCGCATGTCGAGCAGCTTGCCGTCCTCGATCATCTCCTTGGACACGCTGAAAGAATCTTTCCACGTCTGGTACTTGAGGAACTTCTGGTAGCCCTCCTGCATGCCGTCCAGCGGATAAGCGCCGTTCTCGCCCACGGGCTCAAAGCCGCTCATGGCCGTCAGCGTGGTCATCACGTCGCCGTAGTTCTTGGAAGAACCCATCAGGAACAGGTTCTTGAGCACGCTGTTCTGCTCGAATTCCTCGCCGCGCTTTTCAAGGAACATCTTGATCGGCGCCTGGCAGTTGCCGTAAACGCTGTTGTTCAGGTTGCTCGATTCCGAAAAAATGATTTTCATTGCTTACTTTCTCTCCTCTCTTCCGTTTTCCTTAGACAAAGCGGCCGCGGATCATGCTGCCCGCTGCCGTGCCCTCAAGGCTCACGACCTCGAACGTGCCGGGTGCCGCCGCATCCGATGCGCCCGTGACGTACTTTGCCTTGAGGCCGCCGCTCGCCACCTGGATCTTGGTGCCGACCTTCACGGCCGCTGCGGCCGCCGCGAGCTCGGTTTCAAAGGTGTACTTGCCCTGCACGCGCGTCACCGCCAGCAGCTCGCCCGCGGCCACCGTGCCGCTCTGCATGCACACATAGGGCGGCGTGGTCGCCTGGTCGGCAGAGATCGCCGCCAGCTTGCCGTCCGTCACGTTGAGCAGCTGGCCGACCTGATACGTGCCCGCCGCCGCTTCGATGTACTCAAACGGGGTCATTGCCCCGTCCGTCGATTTGATGGGAATAAACATTGCGTTCCTCCTTGTCTTGTTAATTTCTGTTCTTCTCGATCCACGTGCGGATCTCCTCGTCCGTCGCCGTGGGATTGAAGATGCGGAAGCTCGCCAGCTCCTCGCTCGTCACGACCTTGCCGCCCGCGCCGCGGGATGCCGCCGCGCCGGTCAGGTGGTCCTTGCCCCTCTGACCCGTCAAGGCCTGCGCTCTTGCCGCCTCGGCCAGCGCCTTCTCGCGCCGCTCGTGCGTCGAGATGAGGTAGGCATCGTAAAACGACATGCCGCTCTTCACGCGCGCGTAGAATTCCTCGCTCTCCGGCAGCTTCAAAAGATCCTCCACGCCGTTCACCTCGGGCTCGAGCGCGTGGATCTTCTTGATCTGCTCGTCGATGGCGCGCTGCATCTTCTCCTGCTCCGCCGCGGCCTGCTCGCGCTCATGCGCCGCCACGATCTCCGCCGCCCGCTTGACGACAGGATTCTCGCTGATCGCCTCATTGAGAGATTCCTGCGTCAGCTTCCCGGCCTTGAGGTCGCTTTCGAGCTTCTGCTGCTTGAAGGACTTCGACCATTCGTCAAACTGCTCCTTCGTCGCGATGGGCTCGCCCGTGATCGTGTTCTTAAGCCCCGCACTTGCGAAAAAAGCCTTCCACTCCGCGGCCATCTTCTCGCTCTGCGCCTTGAGCGCCGCGTCCACCGCGGCCTGCTGCTCGGCTCTGCGCCGCGCCGCCGCATGAGCTCTGCGCTCGTCGGGGGTCTGCTCCTTCTTCGTGCCCTCCGCATCGTTGTTGTCTTCTGCGCCTTCCGCGCCGTCCTGGCCCTCGGGAGCGGTTACGGCGCCCTCTTCGCCCTCGCCGCCCGTCGTGCCGGTATCGCCGCCCTCCGGCGTGCCGTTGGTCTCTTCTGCGGCCGGGGCAGCGGCGCCCGGCTCGTTTGCGCCTGTGGGCTCCTGCTGCGCGCCCGGCTCTTCTTCCGGCGGCGTCAGGCCCATCGCTTCAAAGACGTCTTTTTTCGTGAATTCCATGTTCTCTTCCTCTCTGGCATGTTCCCGCTATCGCCCTGCGAATAGCCGCCGCCTTGCGCGTGCGGCGTCCCCTTGCGGGGGTAATCATGTAAAGCGCTTCCGCTTGCCTTACTTCTTGCCGGTTCTCAAATCGGAGCCGGTATGAATAACGCCCTTCTTCGCGTCGGTCTGCTGGTTCGGCGCTTTCACGACCTGCGTGCCGCCGTTCTTGATTCTGCCGACGTAACCGCTCTTATCGCTCATGCCCGCGTCCTCCTTTCCTTCGGATTCGGCATTTTCCCGCTGTTGCCCTGCGCTGTCCCCTTTGTGGGGCTCTATGCTCTGCGCGTCTCTCTTTCGCGCCTTTAGCCCTTTTACTGCTGCGCCGTGTCAAGCATTTGGCCTTGCCCGCCGTTCTGAACGGCGTTCATCGCGTCGGCTTGTGCCTGCGCATCGATCGCCGCGGCCAGCTCGTCCGGCACGCCAGCGCCGCCCGGCATATCGCCCTGCATGGCCGCCTGCTGCGCCGCCTGCTGCGCGGCCATTTCTTCCTGGCGCTGCATCTTCTCCTCGAGGTGCTTTTTCGTCTGCGCCGCGCCGGGGTAGTGCAGCTCCTCCATCTTCGCCCAAAACAGAATGAGCGTTTCGAGGTCCGTCGGGTCGCCGAAGGCCCTGCCCTCAAGGTTCTGCCGCGTCTCCTGCCACATCGCCTCGCGGTTGCTCGCCAGCGGCGCGCTCGTGTCGCACGAGAAGAGGAACTGATCGTTCCAGTGCAGCTCGCCGTCTTCACCCTCTTCGAGGAAGTCATAGCGGTTAAACTCCTCGTACATCGTCTCGCCCGTGCTGTCCTTATACGTCACCGGCCGCGGCTCGTCCGAGTACGCCAGCCAGAATTTGAACATCGTTTCAAAGAGCTCGGCGTAGGCGGCGTTTTTCATCACGCGCTTGCTCTCGAGTCGTCCCGCCGCCTGCGCGGCGGAGAATTCCTTTGCCTTGCCGCTCGTTGCTGTCGTGTCCTGCCTGCCCTGAAAGCTGTCCGTGATGCCGATGATTTGCCGCGCTTCTTCGTACACCTGCGCCAGATACGTGAGCTCGTACTGCAAATTGCCCGAAAAATCGTAGACGTCGATGAGGCTTTTGTCGCTCGGCTTTCCGATGTACCAGCGCTCGCCGTCCTCGGGATCGGTGCGCAGGTCCACCCGGTCAGGGAGCGTGATGCGCGTGCCCGCCTTCATCAGTCGGTCGATGATCTTCTGCTCGATGCGGTTGCTCGTGTTCTGCTGGTCGCGGATCATGTCAACGTCGCTGTTTCCGAGCAGCTGACCGAAGACGCTCACGCTGCGCTGCAAGATGATCGGGTAGCGGTCCGGCCGGTAATACGGGATGCGCGCCGGTGCCTGAATCGGCAGGCGGTTTTCGTCCACCGTCTCCTGCATCCCGCCGACAAACGTGCCGTCGCTGCGCTGTACCGGCGCATAGAGCTCTTCGTAGTCCTGCGTCTTGCTCTCCCAGTCCTTGCCGCCGCACCACGGGCATGCACCGCCTGAGTAGGCCGCGCCGTTTACCTCCTGCCCCGGCAGCGGCTTTACCTTGCCGCAGCTCTTGCACACCGGCTGCCTGCGTGCCTGATAGTCCTTGAGGTTTTCGAGCTCCGTGTCGTTCACCCACGTGTAGCGGTCGATGCCGCCGCGCTCGTTGAGCTTGTAGCCGATGTAAAGCGTCAGGTTTCGGTTGCTCGTGGAGCCGTCGCCGCCGCGGACATCCGGCTCGCTCTCACCCTCGTTTTCAAGCAGCACGCCGTAGCGGCGCTCGACGTAGCCCTTCGTCGTCGGCACCTTGACGATGAAATAATCCATGTCGGCAATGCCCGTGTAGACGTTTGGCTGCGGTGCGAACTGCTGCGGGTGGATGAGCGTCACGTTCACCTCGCCGACGGTCGTGCTCGTGCGCTTCGTGTTGTCCCACTCGACCAAAAAGCCCACGCCGCCCTGAATGGGCACCGTGCGCTCGGCCAGATCGTTCAGCGCCTCAAACGGGAGCCGGTCGAGCTCGTTGCGCAGAAAGTGCTCGATCACGTCGGCCAGGTGCTCGTCCTTCTTGCGCCGCGGCGTTACCTTCGGCTGCGGAATGCTGCTCGATACCTGGCTTTCGATGTTCTCAAACGTGATGTTGCGCACGTGGCTTGTCTTTTTCAGCGTGCCGTCGCGGTGCCTGTCGCCGGGGACGAGCGGCTGCATCGTGCGGTCCCCGTTGTAGACCGCCTCGCGCTCGTTCATTTTTTCGACTTCTTTCGACCACTTGGCGTCGCTCTCATTGAGGCGCGCCTGCCACTCGCGCAGCTCCTCGCTGATCGTGCTTGTCTTTGCTTTTTCTTCCATGTCTTTTCTCCCTCTCATCGCGGCTCGCCCCAGAGCGCCAGCATTTCTGCCCGCTCGGTCTCGCTCGCGCTGTTGTAGTCCTCCCACATGTCCGCCGTCCAGCGCGCCTTGCGTGCGCCGCTGCCGCCGGTCTTGGTCTCCATCGTCTGCTGCGGCCGTGCGTAGTGCGCGATCGCTAACGCCATCACGCAGTCGTCGTGCGCGCCCGGCTCAGCCTCGCCCTGCAAGTCTTTCTCCCGCCGCACGAATGTCAGCATCTCGAGCAGCGTGTCGCGGTCGTTCACCGTGCTCATGCTCTCGCGCAAAATGCGGATGAGCTCAGACAGGATCACCGGTCTCGTCAGCCGGTTCGTCTGGAAGCCGAAGGCGTGCTTGATCTTGCCTGTGAAGTCGTCCTCCACCTCGCGCACGTACAGGTTGCGGTAGCCCATCAGGTCAAGCAGCTTCGTCGGGTACGTCGAGAAGTTCGTCTCGATGGCGAGCAGCGCGTCGTTGTAGTACTTGCCGAGGCAGTACATTTGCCGCGCATACGTGTCCTCGTCGTACTGGTGGCGCAGCGTGCAGACCTGCTTGCCCGTGATGTTGTCGAGCACCTGCCCGACGAAGTAGTCGCTGCCGTCGCCCGCCGTGTCGCCGCCGATGACATACGGCCTCCCCGGTACCGGCTCTTCGTAGATCGTCACCGCGCCGTCCGGATCGTCCACCCACGCCCAGCTCTCGAGGTGTACGCCGTCCTCCTTGACGACGTTTTCGAAGTAGCCGCGCCTCGGCTTCTTCGCCCGCTCGACGATGAGCAGCCGCTCGCTCACCTTCTTCGCGTCGAACACCGTCTTGCCCGTCACGCCCCACTGGCCGAGGCAATAGACCTGGTAGTAGTACTCGTCCGTCTCCTTGAAGGCTTCGAGCGTCGTAATGGCCTCCGCCGTCAGAAAGCGGTTGTCGAGATACGTGCTCTCGTGCACCGTTGCGCGCGGGTCCTTGCGGTCGAAAAACCGCTTCTTGAGCCAGTGCGTGATCGAAATGGGATTGAACGTCAGGATCATTTGCAGGTAATAGGGGAAGTCTGTGCGCAGTCGGATGTCCAGCTGGTCGAAGTCCCCCTGCTCCAGCTCGCTCGCTTCCTCAATCCAGATGCCCGTGATGTCGTAGATCGACTTGAGCTTTTCCACGTCGTCGAGGCCTGCGAACAGGATCTTGCTGCCGTTCGCAAACGAAATGCTCATGTCACTCTTGTTGACCTTTGCCCCGCTCTCGGGGTAGAAGTCGGATATCTGTCCGCGCAGCTGCTCAAAGCAGCTCTCGCGCAGCGTCCGCGCCACCTTGCGGCATACGAGCCATCGGTGCCCCGGCTCGCTTGTCACGCGCTCGAGCACCTTGCGCCCCGCGAAGATCGACTTGCCGCTGCCGCCGCCGCCCTTGAGCACGAGATAGCGGTGCCGGTCGAACAGCAGCGGCAGGAAGTGCGCGTTGTTCGTCGCGCGGAAGTCCCGCCACCACAGCGCCACCTCAAGCTCTCGCTCATAGGTCCGCGTCTTCGTCGCCGCCATCGTGCTCAAACTCCTGCATCAGCTCGCGCAGCATCGCTTGCCGCTCCTCGAGCGGGATGCTCGCCGCCGTCACGGTCTTTGTCGCCCGCTCGCCCAGCTCGACCTCTTTCTTCTCGCTGTAGCCGTAATTGTTCGTCAGGTTGAAGAGAATGCCCTTGAGGTCCTTGCCCGGCCGCGTCAGCATCTCGTGCTCGTTCCAGGCCTTCATGCGCTCGCGCACCCGCTCGCCGACGGCCGCGAATTCCTCGCTCTCGCCCATGTACCGGCTCCACGTCGCCCGGTCGATGCGAAGAAAGGCACACAGCTCGTGCATGCTCGGCGGGATGATGTACTCCGTCACCTCAACCTCTTCGCCCAGCGTGTTTTTCACCGGCACGGGGATGAAGATGACGTGGCCCTTCTCGTCTCGCTTGCCGCTGTCGACCGGTTCCGTGACCTTCACGCGCCGCGTGATCGCTGCGAAATAGCGCTCGCAGGCCTTGCCCAGCGTTGCCGCCGTGTATTTCTTCTGCCGCGCCATCCGCACCCCTCCCCTCGGCGCGCTTGCCTTGTTTGTAAAAAGTGTAGCAAATGCAACAGGTCGCGAACCGTCAACTTTTTGAGGGCAAAAAAGAGCCGCAAACCCTTGTCAAATCAGGGCTTGCGGCTTTTCCTCGCACGCGCACGCGCGAGAGCATGCACGCAGCGTGCCCGGGCTCCCCCGCGCGCGTCGTCGTGTTGCGTTTGCTGTTTTGTTATTCGCGTTTCGCTCTCGATGAGCGTTCTTTTCTGATCTTGCCCACCTCTGGCAGAATGTAGCGTATGTACTGCGGCATCCCCGGCGCCCATCCGGCGCGGTATAGCAGCTGTCCGCCGCGCGGCACGCTCAATTCAGCGCCCGACAGCGCCGCGCGATCTTTCGGCTGCGGCAGCGTCAGGTTGCGGCTCGGGCAATATTTTTTCTCGTCCGGCACGTAGCGCACCTGAACGAGCAGGTAGTGCGCAAGGCCGAGATAATCCACCTCGTCATACAGGTGCTCGCAGTGCGTCCCGCCCGCCGTCCACTTACTGCGCGCGATCTCCACCGCCTCCGCGTTGATGACGATGTGATGGTGTACGCGCACGTATTCGCCCGTCTTGCCGTCCAAATCTGCCGTCACCGGCACATAGCGGAACGGCACCCCTGCCGCTTTGCAGGCGCGCCTCGTTCTTCTCAGCCATAGCTTGAGCTGTCGGTTCGCATTCTTCCAGATCGTTTCGGGGTCCTCCGTCCCGCCGCCGAGCTTTGCAAAGGCTTCGTCCGCATAGCTCAGGCGCATCAGGTGATCTGCGCAGCTGAAATTTTCATTCAGCAATCGAGCCAGATGCTTTTCCGCGTTCGCTTCATTCCGCTGCTGCTGCTTGATGTCGCTTTTGAGCTTTCGCTGCGATCGCGTCGGCTTCTCGCCCGGCACCCAGTATTTGATTTTTTCGCCCACGGCGCCCGCCGTGTACGTTCGGATGACCCAGTAGCCCTCTGTCATGCTTTCGCCCTCCATCGCCATTTTCGCCATTTGGGGAAGATGGTTCTAAACCCAGCGCTCAAGGAACCCCGATAACGCGCACGCGCGCGTTATCGTTATCTATTTAATGTGTGTTCGGCCTTCTGTGCGCCGTCGCGCCCTTTCGGCGGCAGCGCACACAGGGCCGAAGCCCTGTCACAGTCTCCGCGGGAAACCCTCGTAATACTTCCGCACGATCCGCTCGAGCGTCGAGCGGGAGAGGCTGTGCTTCATGCAGATGTACGTCGCGTTCGCGTCCGTCGTCACGAATTCAAAAAGTGCCCGGTAGTAGTCCCCGCCGCCGCACTCCATGCACAGGTTGAGGATCTTCCGCTGCGCCTTCTCCGGCATTTCTCGATACAGCAGCGACGAAAAATAGATGTATCCCTGCCTCTCATAGCTCACCGGCACGCTCTTTTTGTATCGGAACATCGCTCTCGCCCTCCTCTCCCGCTCTTTGTCCGTCAGAAGCGGAAATACTCTTTCATGCAGCGCCACACGTTGCGCCACGGATGTGCCATGCACCACTTGAGGCTTTCGTGATAGTCCTCTTTGATGGCCTTCTCTTTTTTTAACGCATTCAGCGCCGCGCACAGCAGCTCTTCCTTGCGCTTTGCGTTCGCCTCCGCCTCGCTCAGCTGCGCCCTGATGCTGTTCGTCTCTACCGCGGCCTTGCGCGCGTTCTCTTCCGCGGCCTTGAGCTCCACCATGCGCTCGCCGAGATGCTTTGCCAGCTCGCGGCTTTCGTTCTTTGCCTTCTCGAGCGCCTTCATGTCCTCGCCGTGCGCCTCGAGCGCCTGGTCGCGCATCTTCTCTGCCTCGTCGATACGTGACCGCAGCATCGCCGCCGAATGGTCCGCGCTCTTATACCTCGCGGTGACCTCTTCCAGCGCCTTTTCATTCTCCTCGAGCTTTTCCGTCAGCGCGCTGATCTCTCCGCGCAGGTTTTCCGTTGCGTGGTCCGCGCTTTTGTACTGTGCGCTCACCGCGTCCAGTGTCTTCTCCGTTTCCGTGAGCTTCGCGCGCAGCACGTTGGCTTCCGTCTCCGCCGCCCCCTGCATGGTCTGCGCTTCCTCGAGCATTTTGAGCATCTGCTCCTTCGTGACTTTTTTAATGTTGATCTTCTGCATCGCTCAGCCCTCCACGATCCGCCAGTCGTCGGCCAGCATGTCCGCCTGAGAGGCGAGCCAGCCGAGTTGCACGCCGCTCGTGCCGACAAAGGCGAGCGCCTTGTTGCCGATGGCCTCGTGCTGCGCGTTGATGACCTCGTGCGCGGCATTCTCGTAGCTGATGCGCTCCGCAAGCTCGACGTACTGGTTCTTGCCGTTCCAGCCCACGCGGGCGATCTTCATACCCTTCTTCGCCGCCTCGATGGCGAGACCGAAGCTCAGGCCGTCGGTCGGGCGATACGCCTCGTCACAGCAGGAACGCTCGCAGTCTTCATCGCAGCAGCAATTCTCCGCCGCTGCCTCGCCGTTCACGCCGCCCACCGCCGTTTGCAGCAGGAAGCCCAGCAGCTCCCAAACCTTGTTTCTGATCCTCTTCATGCAGATTTCCTCCCCCAGCTTCTCGTCGTAGTTCTCCGCGCTCACGCAGCTCGAGCTCTCCACGATCTCGAAGCCGTTTTTCAGTACCGCGCGCACAACGGTCGTCTTGCCGCCCATCGTCACGGTCTCGTGGTGGTCGATGAATCGCTCAACCATCTCCGCGCTGATGCTCGGCGCCGCGGTCTTGAGCATGCCGTTTACCTCGAGCGGCAGATAGGCGCTTTCGAAGACCCCCTGCGGGCTCCAACTCTCGTACCCGTCCGCATAGCGCACCTTGTAGCCGCGCTCGATCTCGCTGCCGCACGGCACTCCGTTGTCCGGCAGCACGACGCTCTTGCCGTCCACACGATACGCCTTTTCCGCCTCAATAAGTTTCGTTCCGATGTACTTTTTCATGGTTCTGTTTCCTTTCTTTTTCGCCCGCAGGCGTGATTAAAGATGTAACTGCTCGTGCTCGCGCGGCTTCTCGACGAGGATCTTCGCGACCTTCACGTCGCCATAGCGCTCAAGGTCCATCGCCGCGCGCTCCTTGATGCCCTGAACGGCGCTCTCCGGCACGTCAGCCTGTAAAATAAACGTCACCTTCATGCCTTTTTCTCCATTGCGCCCAGGTCGCTGAGCCCCCGCTCAATGACGCGCCACACGTGGATGTCGACCATCAGCCCGTCCACGATGATCGCGCGCAGCGTCTCGCGGCTCACGTCCCCGCCGCAGGCCGTGCTCACGCGCTCTGTCCACCCCGGGCCGGTCCGCACCTTGTAGCGCACCAGCGCGTCGAAGATTTTCCGCTTCTCCGCCGCGCCGTAGCCCTTGACGCTCAGCGTCGGGAGCGGCTCTGGCGGCGGCGCTTCCGTGGCCGGCCGCTTGTCCTGTCCCGCCGTCCACGCAAGGCCGTCCTTTTCGCTCTTCGGCGGCGCGATGGGCGCGGGCTTGTCCGCCTTCGCGCCCTTTTTCTCGCCCGCGCCGACCATCGTCCGCCGCATCAGCGTGTTGATGGCCCAGTCCGCGCAGTATGTGCAGAAGTCGAGCTTTGCGATCTCTCCGCCGCCCGCGCCATTGGCCGTCACGCTCACACGCTCGTGCGCGCTCATCCCCGTGATGACCCGCCCGCACCGGTCACAAAATACCCGCACCATCCGTCAGCCCTCCCGCGTCCGCATCACATACGCCGTGCAGTTTTCGGGCTCGTTCCCGCAAAGACAAGGAGCGTACACGCAGGAATCGCAAATGTTAAGCATCTCCGTCAGCGTCATTGTTGCCCCTCCTTCGGCTTGCCGTAACTGCAAAAATCGAGGTTTTCCCGCACGGGCGTGAAAATGCTGCCGTTTCCGTAATGGAGGATTGAGCGCGGACAGCGGCAATATATTCCCTTTTTGCCGTCCGTCCGGTCGTAAGCCTCCCCGTACTCGCAGTTCTTGCAGTACGGTACCGTCACCGTGCGTCCTTCTTTGTCAGCGTCAACCAGCTTGCGCAGGTGGTCGGGCGTGGTGCCCAACGCCGCCGAGGCCACCTTGATGAACATCGGGATTGAGGCCGTCGCCGTGATCTCTTCCGCCGTTATGCCCGTGTTTTCATAGGCGGCAAGCGCACTGTAAAGCTGCCGAATGATCTGCCGCAGTACATCTTTCGAAACGCCATTCAGCACCGGACCGTTCAGAATCAGGTCCAGCAACTTCGGCTTCATGCCTTCAAGGTCGGCGAGCAGGCCGAGATACCGGTCCACGCTCTCGTCCACTCTGACCTCTTCATTTGTCAGTCGCTTCACGCTTCATTCCCTCCTTTATTTCTCCGGCATCGCGACGTAAACCGTCGCGCACAGCTCGCTGCCGCCGAATTTTCCCGCCGCCGGTCTTTCCTCGATGCAGATTGCCCCGCTTTCCAGCATCTGTTTCGCCAGCATGTTCACCAGCCGCTCGCTGCTGTATTTCTTGTCCCTCTGCAAAAGCTCCTCTGCGCGCGGCCCGTTGTCAAACGGCATCGCCCGCACCTCGATCTTCCTGACGCGGTAGCGCTCTTCCTTGATGAGTGCCCTGTCCTGCGGTTTCGGCGGTGGAACCTGCTCAGCGTATCCGCCGAGTGCTCTGATCGCGCCCCGCCGCAGCTTTTCAAGTAAACCATTCATTTCGCTTTGCCTCCTCCGCTCCTTCTTTCGTCGCGAAAAAATGTCTTGCCGAAGTCGCTCAGCTTCTCATAGCCCTCGCCGTCCTCGCCTTGCAGAAGCAGCGCCGCCTCGACGACGCGCAGTTTCACCGTTCTGCCGCAGCCGGGCGCCCACACTTCGCCGCCGAGCTTGCACGGCAGCGTGATCGCGCGCCCGTCCGCGCCGGCCTCGACCAGCTCGTGCAGGCGTTCGCAGCCGATCTCGTGTAGCTTCTTGCCCATCAGCCGCCCGAGCAGGATCATACCGTCGCTGCTGAGCTTTTCTTCCTTGAGGATTTCGACCCCGCGCGGCGTCAGCCTTGTCGCCTCATAGGCGCGCAGGTCTTCCCGGTTCCTCAAATAATCCCGAATGAGCTGCTGCACCACGAATCGCCGTTCCATCGGCCATGCCGCGATCTGCTCTTGCAGCTTTTTCAATGCCTCGTCCGAAACCATCATTTCCTCCTGTTCCGCCGCGCATCCTTGCGCCGCTTCTTCTGTGCGCGTTTGCAATATCTTCCGAATGCCGCGTCCGAGACCGCCAGCGTGCGTTCCATCTTGCGCAGATCGCGCAAGGAAAAATAGGGGTAGTCCATCATCCGTCAGCCCTCCTCATCCTGCCATCCGCAGTCTGTGCAGGTGTTAATATCCTTCTCCGCGTTCCAAAAGACGTTCTTTGACCCGCACACCGGGCACGGCAGGCCTATCGGCCCCCTTGGCCCCGTCGGGTCTCTGTGCCCCTGCACGACTTCATCGCCGCGTCGCAGGAACTCTTTCAGCGTGCCGCCCCGCTTTTTCAGCCCCTCGTCCATCTTCGTCAGCGCCTCAAGGCCCTGCTGCTGGAATTCGATCAAATCAGCCGCTTCCCGCATCGTTCTGCCGATGCAGCTCGTGCCGATCAGGTCTCTGTTGTGGCTCGGGCATCCGTTGCAGTTGTCGCTTGCGCAGCATCGCAGCGCCGTCAAAACCTCGTCACTTGTCATCGCTCTTGCCCTCCTTCGGCTTGACGCGCCGTACGATGCTGATGCAATTTGGATTGCTGTTCTCCCACATCGGCGATTCAGGGTCGGCCGCCAGCAGTGCAAAATGGGCTTGAAATGCTTTCGCCAATCCTTTATCGCTCCTCGCAAGCATGCCGTAAATGGCATGGGCCAGAAAAGTCGTGTCGCTCAAAAGCTCTGTGAGCGACCCCTGTGCCTCGAGTTCCGTCACCTTGCCGTCCTTGGTCTTATAGTTCAACATGTCTGCACCCTCCTTAAAATTTGAAGCTCTCACGGATGACCACGCCGCCGACGTTCGCCTCCGCCGTAAAATACCGATGGTTTTCGTTGATGTACACGATTCTCCCGTGTACCCCGCCTTTCTTGCCGAGCGCTGAGACGATCCCGTTCGACCCCTCCCAGCTCGTCGGCACCCAGCTATATGTTTCTCCGACAAACATGCTCATTTCTCCTTTTCCGGCCGCATCAGCGGCTTGAATACCGTCTGCACGCCCTGCATCTGCGGCGTCAGCCACACGCACCACATGACGTCCATGAGCGGGCTCGCGCCCTTTTTGCCGTTCCGTTCCTTGAAGAGGAAGTCCGGCCGCCACGTCAGCGGCAGCACGTAGCTCGGCGGAATCTCGCGGAAGAGCTGTGCTCGCTTCGCCGCGTGCCAATACTGTGCCTTGAGCAGCATCGCGAACGGCTTGCCGATCTCCGCCGCGTGGCGGATAAACTCGTCCGCCAGCGAAAACGGCGGATTCGTGATAATCCAGTCGGCCGCAGGCGCGTTTCCCGGCTGTCGAGTGGTCAGGAAGTCTATCCCGTCGCGGATATCCGTGCCGTAGACAGCCATCCCGCAGTCCGCCAGCGCTCGCACCATATCCCCTTGCCCACGGGCCGGTTCCCATACATCCGTCCCCGCTGGCAGCTTGAGAAAGCGCATCAGCGCCACCGTTACCTCCGGCGGTGTCGGGTACAGGTCGGCCGCCTTGCGCGCCTTTGCTCCGTTCCCGCCCATGATCTGGCTCGCCTGAATGCTATTCATGCGCGCACCTCCTCCACATAGCGCCAGCTTTGCGGCGCGCGCTTGATTTTGCCTTCTTCGTGGCAAGCGTTGCATTCGGTCGCCCATTTCGCGTCGCATTCATTGCATTCGTAGGAGCGTTCAAACTCGCTCAACTCGCGCGGCGCGTCGTAGATGAGCAGATCGGAGATGTGCCAGCCGTAACCGTCGCCCCACGCGAGGTAATCGTTCAGCATTTTAGGCGTCAAGCAGGCTGCATTGAGCAGCCCGCCGACGGGCGATGTGCGCATGGTGGCGGCGTCGCAAATGCGAGTCTCCACTAAATTCGGAATGCCCGTGTACCCGATGTGCGTGATCCAGTCGATTCGGTCGCAGGTAAACTCGCCGATGACCTTGCCTCCGCCGTAAAACTGCGGCTTTGGATAGTCCGTCGCAATAAAGTCCTCATGCGGATGTTTTGGCAACGTGCAGTAGATATAGCACTTAAACGGCGTGTCCAGCTTTGGCCGCGTCTTGCGCACTTCGATCGTTTTATCGCCATTGATGATCTTCTCGCACCACTTCGGGCGGATACTGATTAAAGCCGCTTTGCTCACGCCTCTACCTCCTGCACCTTCGCCAGCGGGCAGTAGAAAAGGCAGTTGTGCTTGCTCGCGTCCCGCAGGATCGCTCTATGTACCGCCTTGCCGCTCTTGTCGAATCGCAGCTCATAGCCCTCGGGGTAATATTCGATCCCAGCGTACAGCACCTTCGGCTTGCGGTAGCTGAGCATCGCCGCGCTCACGCAGAGTTTCAGATAGTCGCTGCGCTTCACGCGCCCTCACCTGCCTTTTCGGCGATCATGTCCCGCAGCGCGCCCAGCGCGCGGTAGACCTTCGGGCGGCTCTCCTCATCCAGCTCGTCGACGATCTCCGTCATGCGGTTCAACGTCTCCTGTGCCTGCCGGAACAGGACGGCAAACTCCGCGAGTGCCTTGTTGTCCATCGCCGCGGCGCTTTTTCTGGCCTTGTCCAGCTCAGCGCGCAGCGCCGCCGCCTCGTCCTCTGCCTTTTCGGCCTTTTCTGCCGCGGCCTGCGCGTCCGCTTTTGCTTGTGCCAGGTCCTCTCTGGCCTTTTTCAGCTCCTCGGCCTTCTTGCCGATTTTCTCCTTGGCGGAAAGTTCCACCTCCTTCACCGCCGCCGCGATCTGTTCCTCGCTCGCGTCCACGGTCTGCACCGCCACGTCCACGGGCTTCTCGCGCAGCGCTTTCAATTCCCGTTCCAGCTCCGCCGCGCGCTCCTGCGCGGCCAGCGCCGTGCCCTGCGCGTTTTCCACCTCGGCGCGGGCGGCGTCCGCCGCGTCCTGCGCCTTCTGTGCTTCCGCCGCGGCTTCCTCGTTGGCCTTGCGCTGTTCGTCCAACTCGCGCCGCGCCTTGTCGCGTTCCAGCTCAGCGAGCTTGCGCTGCCGGATGGCCTCTTCAAGCTCGCGTTTGCTCATCTCGGCAACGCTTTTTTCTTCCCCGTTGACAACGTGTTTTTCGCTTGCAAAATTCTCGCGCTCAGATGCCGGCAAAGCCAGTAATACCAAGGCTTTCGAGGTCCCCAAATCCCCCACCAGTGAGGTATTTCCGTACTCCCTCGCAAGCTGCATAAATCGCTGCGCGCTCGTCTCCGAAAACTCCACTTTTTCGCTCAGCCACGGTAGCCATTCCCCGTGTTTGAGCTGTGCTTTTGCCTCGATCAGCCTCTTGCCAATCTCGATGACGGCCTGTCCGCCGACATTTTTGTAAAAGATGATCTCGTCCGTGATGGCGGTGATGCTGCGCACCTCGCCGGCCACGGCCATTTCCATTGTTTCGCTCATGCGCCTTTCCTCGCTTTCTTGTCCACTTTGTTCGTTTCAGCGAACTTTTTGCGTTGTTCCTCCATAAACCACGGCGTCAGCACCTCGCGCTCCCATCTGTCGCAGAAGTCGCGCACCTTTTTCGGGATGCCGTGCTCATACTGCTTGCGCTCACCGTGGCGTTCGTTGCCGTAGCCGTGCAGCTGGATCTCCTTCGGCATCGCCCGCGTCAGGTCGATGTTCAGCGTGTAGTAGCTTCTCTCCGGTCTGCGGTAGTGCCGCACGAAGAAGATCGGCTTGCCGCTGCAATGCGTCCTGCCGTAGGTGCCCACGCAGTGCCGCAGCGTCTTCCCTTCGTCGATGAGCTCCCGCTCCTCCTGCGGGATACGGATGCAGAGTTCGCCGTCCGTCCATTCCAGTGCCTTGAGCCGGATATAAACCGGCGTAAAATCCGCCGAGTAGTACTTCACGCCCTCGTGCGCCGCGTACATCTCCATTACGCGGTCGTGCGCCGCTTGCAGATCGCGCGGCCACAGCGTTTCGTTCTGGTCCGCCAGCCACAGCGCCCGCAGCACGCGCCGGTAATCGAGCAGCAGTTGCACGCTGCCTTTCAGCCGCTTTTGCTTTTCGAGGTATTTCACCACATGCGTCGGGTGCAGATCGGTCTCGACGGCCCGATAGGCACCCAGCAGTTTTTCCATGTCGTTCAGGCCGAGCTTGCCGACCTCCTGCACGAATTGCAGCGCGTCCGCGTTCTTTACAAGCATTCGGTAGCTCGCCCAGCACCGCGCGGTGCCTTCGCTCCAATGCTTCCCGCGCACCTCGCGGAAGGCTTCCTTGCTCATGCCGAGCATTCGGTGCGGCTTCGTCTCACTCCAATCGACCCACGGAATATTTGGTGCGTCGCGCAGCATGGAATAGTTGCCGCACATGTTCAGATAGTTGTCAATGGTCTGCGTCACCGCATCGCCGAACCCCTGCCGCATCAGGTTTTCCACCTGCGGGTGCTTGCGCCAGACGTGCAGATACGCCCCCGGCCAGGTTCCGCCCGCGCCGATGTATTTGTCCAGTGCCGTCTTCTCGCCCGTCGTCCCGCCGAGCTCTGGGCCGTAGGCGCATACCCAGCCGCCGACCTGCCGTCCGTTCACGGCGCCGTGGCAGTAATAGGACTGCTGCATCGGGTCGCAGCTCTGCTTGCAGGGTGTCCACGTTACGTCACGCGCCTCGTTACTGTGGCGCACCGCGCGGAAGCGCCGCAGCACGCCGCAGCGGTCCACGATCAGCGCCGCGTGCGGCGAGAACGTCACGACGTCTGTTCCCGTGTTGTCCTGATACCGAGCCACCATCCAATAGAGCACCGCGAGATATCCGTCAATGTTCAGCGTTTCGGCCTGCAATGCTTGAAGCGTGCGCCCCTGCCGCAGCTCACTCCGCCGCGTCACGACCACGCTCTGGTAGCAGCGCGGGCAAACGATCGTCTCGTCGTCAAAAAAGATTTGCGCATCGTCGTCTCCCTTGTCGACGTAGCCGTCATAAATCTGCCCGTCCTCGCCCTGCCGCAGGACGATGCCACTCGTACCGCTGTCGCTGACATAGCCCGCAAAAAACTCTTCTCCGCAGTTTGAGCAGGTGCAGCGCGCGCCCCAGCGGCGCTTCCGAGACTTCTTCCAGCGGTCCCAGTCTTCCGCGCCCATGATCTGCGCAATGGGATTTGCGGTCTCCACGCTCTCGCGGCTGTAAAGCATCAACCCGGTCCCGAGCACGTCGTTGCCATAGATATCTTCCAGCACGTCGTTTTGCAGGTCTCCGCATGGCTGGAACGGCAGCTTGTCCGCCAGATTCTCCCACCCGGCGTCTGTGCGGCGGCTCATAAAAAGTCCGCAAGGTCCACGACCTTGCGCCTCTCCGTCCGCGGTGCTGCGTCTGTGCCGCGCTCCGGCAGGCCGAAAAACTCACGCAGGATGTCCTCGGCCTCCGCGGGCGTCACGCACCCGCAGTTGCCGACCTTGTTCTTTTTGGCTCGCTCGGCGATCTTCTTCTCCGCCGCCGTGAGCGTCATCTCCTTGTTCTGCGTCAGGTCTGTCAGCAGCAGTGCCGCCGCGGCCTCGTTGCCGCGGACCATATCTTTCAGCTGCTCGCCCACCATCCACACCGCCGAGCGCTCTTTCGGCTGCTGGCCCTCAATGGCGGCAATGGCGTCTTGAATCACGCTCATTTCTCTTGCGCTTCTTCCCCGCCGCATGCTATAATGGCGGGGAAGAAAATCTCCTTTCATGTGTGTTTTTCTTCGTGGCGGTTGACCGGTGCCATCGGTCAACCGCCTTTTTCATGCGTTCGCGGCCTGCACGGCCCATTCCGGCATGGCGCTTTTGGCTCTCGTCCGCCGGTCCGGCACGTACAGCGGGCAGCGCACGACGCGGTAGCTGTCGGTCGTGTAGCGGTAGCACTTCTCGCCGTGCTCGCTTTTCGAGCCGTTGATCGTCGTTTTCTCCGCCTCCCAGCCCTTCACGGGCTCGAAGCGGATCGCGTGCGTCACAGGATCTCGCTCCGTCCACGAGCAGCCGCCGCACGCCCGCGCGCACGACCAGCACAGCGTCGGCCTCGTCTGCGGTGCGATAAATCGCTTGTCGTCCATCATCTGCGGCGCGTTCTCTTTCTCCTCGGCTCGTCCAGCTTCAGGACAAGCTCCATTCCGCGCCACGTCAGCCAACTGGCGCCCACCGCCGCCAGCCATGTGACCGCCGGGTCGGTCTCCGCCGCCGCGGCCGCGGTCATGTCCGCCGCCAGGCACCCCGGTTCCAGCAGGCACAGCAGCAGCACCGCGATCCACAGCAGCACCGTCAGCCGCAGCAGCGCCGCCGCGTAACGCAGCGCTCTTTCTTCTCTCGTGCGATTCTTTTTCATTTGTTGTTCCTCATTTCTGCAAGGGAGTTCCCTTGCGTG